AACGACCGGTCAAGAGACAGACGAAGCCGCTGATGCAGACGAGACGGCAACGGAAGCCGAAGGCGAGGGAGAGGCGGACGCCTCCAACCCGGAGCCCAAGGACGATGTAACCGTATCGCTTAACGGAGAGCAACTCCCGCTGAAGGAGTTGAAATCCGGTTATATGCGTCAGGCGGACTACAGCCGAAAGACGCAGGAAGTCGCTACCAAGCGGCGCGATCTTGAGGCGCTTTCAGCCCGCGTCACCGGTTCGGTGAATGCCATCGCTGAATTCCTTGTGAAGCAGTTACCGGAGGCCCCAGACCTCGCTCTCGCCGCAACCAATCCGGGCGAATACGTGCAGAAGAAAGCCCTGCACGATGCCTCGATGGCTCAGATCAATGCGATCCTGTCCAAGGTTGGCGAAGTGAAGGAAGTCGGGAACAAGCTGACGACCGAGCAACGTTCCGAGCTATTGCAAGCCGAGAACGTCAAGCTGGCGGAAGCATTCCCTGCAACGGCAAATCCGGATGGCCGAAAGAAGTTCTTCGATGCAGCAGCAGGTGCTGCACGGGAGCTAGGCTATACCGACGCGGAAATCGCTCAGGTTCTCGATCATCGCATGTTCGCGCTGGCGCATTATGCCCGGCTCGGAATGCAGGCCGAGAAAGCCAAGGCCAAGGCGGCAAAGAAGGTGGAGAATGTTCCGCCTGTCGCGCCGCAGAAGCGTCAACCGGGGCTTAATGCCGCGAAGACGCAGCGCAACAAGGAAGCGGTGAAAAGGCTGGCTCGCTCCGGTTCGCTCGAGGACGCCCTCGCAGTGGACTGGGAATGACCATCGTTCATCCATAGGAGGCCATAATGGCCGCTCTCGCAAATACCCAGCTGACCACCACGTCGGTTGGCAACCGTGAAGAACTGTCGGACGTGATCAACATGATCACCCCGGAAGATACGCCGATCTATTCGGATATCTCCAAGGGCAAGTGCGTTTCGGTGCATCCCGAGTGGGAAACCGACACGCTGGAACCCCCGGATGAGAATATCCAGATGGAAGGCGACGAATATGGTTTCGACGCCGGTGATACCCCGGCTCGCCTCGGCAACTACACGCAAATTTTGCGTAAGACCGGCATTGTTTCCGAGACGCAGGAGGCAGTGCAGCAGGCCGGCAATGCCAACAAGGTGAAGCGCCAGAAGATGAAGCGTGGCGTGGAGCTTCGTAAGGACGTGGAGTTGGCCATCGTGACCAACAACGCGTCGGTCGCGGGTGCCACTCGTGAGTTTGGCGGTCTTCCGACCTGGATCACCACAAACGTCTCTCGTGGTGCAACCGGCGCCAATGGCGGGTTCGACATCAACACCGGCCTGACCGTTGCTGCAACTCCGGGAACGCAGCGCGCGTTCACGCAGCCGATCATGGATGACGTGATGCAGCAGGGCTACAAGTCCGGCGCGAACTTCCGCAGCGTCTACGTGTCACCTTACGTCAAATCGGTGTTCGTCAGCTTTATGTCGAATGCCGACGTGGCACCGTTCCGCTACTCGGTGAGCAACGGAAACCGCAATTCGATCATCTCGAATGCGGATATCTACGAAGGACCGTTCGGCAAGGTGTTCATCAAGCCGGATCGTGTCATGGCGGCGAGTGCCGGCGTGGCCCGAAACGCCTTCTTCGTCGATCCGTCGATGTTGTCCTTTCTCTGGCTTCGTAAGATTCACGAAGACAAGAAGGTCGCCCGCACCGGTGACGCACAGAAGTTCGTCCTCATCGGTGAGGGTGCGCTGAAGGTGCACAACGAGGCTGGCCTCGGTGTCGCGGCAGACCTTTACGGTTTGACCAGCGCCTCCTAACCAGAACCACCATCACATCCACGGGCCTCGCCATTCGGCGGGGCCTTTTTCATGAGGGTTACATGTCCGATTTGAAAACACAGGCCGAAAGCCTTGGCATCAAGGTCGATGGCCGCTGGAGCGATGAGCGCATTCAACAGGAAATCGATGCGGTGAACGCGTCCAACAAACCCCAGGATCGGTTGATTCCGGTCAAGGTGTTGCGCGATTTCTGGGATGGTTCCGGCAATCGGTGTCAGAAGGGCACCGTTGTTGAGGTCTCTGTGGATGACGCGCTGGACGGTGTTGCGGCCGGATCGTTTGAACGGGTCAAGGCCGATAAATGACCATTCGCGATGGCGATTGGGAATTAATCGAATGGGATGCCCTGACCGGGCGCACCGTTTGGCAGATGTTCGACGGCCAGAAGGTTCACATCCGCCACGATTACCCGGTTGCCCAGATGATCGAGGATAACACCCTCGTTCGCAACGCCACGTCTGACGGCTGGAAGGGTGATTATCACCGCATCGCCTCTGTCCCGCTCAATTTGCTCTACGATGATAATCTAGGCCTGAACAAAGCCGTGCAGCAGGGTGATGACAAATATCTGTCGCGTTGGCTGAATGACAGCGACAACCGCGCGTGGCGCACCAAGGAAGGCGCGGTGTGATGGCTGCATTCAACGATGCGCTTGATCTCAAGGTCGCTGTTGGCGATTGGACTGGCAACCGCAGTCTGTCTGATGTGTGGCCTCGCCTTGTTCAGATGGCTGAGACGGAGCTTAACCAGCGGCTCCGCACGGTCTGGCAGGAAACCGATGGATCGCTGACGTTTGTAGACGGCGAGGCGGACTTGCCGGTCGATTTCCTCGAAATGATCGATGTCTATGGTCCTTGCGGCTATCGAATGCATGCCTCGATGCGCTCGGATCGTCAGCGCCCCGGCACATCGTTTTCCCGTTATTCAATCGGCTCCGGCAAAATCTTCATCCGAGGCTATACGGGTGACAAGAACATTCTCTATTACGCCGCGCTCCCAACCATCAGCGATGCGCTCAGTTCCACAAACTGGCTCTTGTCCCGCAATGGGGGTGTCTACCTCTATTCGGTTTCGTTTGAAGCGGCGAAGTTCATCAAAGACGTTCCCATGTCGCAGACCGCCAAGTTGTTGCTGGAGGATGCGCTGAAATCGCTCAAGATCGACGATGATCGAATGCGCTGGTCGAACTCGGTTGTCCGTGTGCAGGGCATGACGCCATGAGCCTGATCTCCATTGCAAAGGCCGTGGCGGTTGAGGTGAGCATTTCGCCTCCGGTTTCGGTCGTTAATTCGTCGTCGATCGATGCGCAGCGAATGCTGCAGTTCACCCAGGCGACGGGCGAGGAATTGGCGCGGCGCGTCGATTGGACGGAACTGCGCAAGACCACGACGGTCACCGGCACTGGATCCAATGCGGACTTCGATCTGCCGGACGATTTTCTGCGCTTGATACCGGGTAATTCCGTGACCATTGCCGGCGCACCGGTGCGGATCGGGTTAAGTGCCGATGAATGGAATAGTCTGACGCCATCGGCCGGAACACCGCGTTACGCGCGATTGATCGGCAAGAAGATCAGCTTCTATCCCTATCCATCCAATGGCGTCGTGGTCAGCATCGCTTATCAGTCGGATGAATGGTGCTCGGCAGGCAGTGCGTGGGCAGCCGATACCGACACGGCTCTTATCCCTGAGGTGCTAGTAACGCGCGGATCGGTTTGGCGCTGGCGCCGGCAGATCGGACAGGACTATCAGGACATGATGTCCGAGTATGAGGCCATGCTGGGCCAGTACGAGGGCTTTGATTCCGGGATGCGCCAGCCATGAGGCCGGGACGGGCAAATATCAGGGCGTCAGCAAAATCTGCCGGCCAGCTTGGCGCCGCACCCGGTATTGCCACCAACGTACAGGCTATTCCGGCGCCGATTGGCGGGTGGAATGCGCGCGATGCCCTGACCGCGATGGGCGCGACCGATGCGATCCAGTTGGATAATCTGATCCCGGACACGGGCGGTGTGCGCTTGCGCGGCGGCGCGTCTTCCCATGCAACGGGAATGGCGGCTCCGGTCGAAAGCCTGATGGAATATAACCCGCCGAGCGGCAATCCGTCGCTGTTCGGGGCAACGGGCGATACGATCTGGAACGTCACCGGTGGAGGCGCAGCCACTTCGGTTAAAACAGGCCTGACCAACGGGCGCTGGCAGCACACCATGTTCGCCACCATTGGCGGCAATTACCTTGGCATGGTGAACGGAGCGGACGGTTTCCTGACATGGGACGGTTCGGATTGGACCACGCAGACCATCACCGGTGCGGATGCTACCAGCTTCGTAAATGTCGCGATGCATATGAACCGGCTGTGGTTCATCCCTGAGAACTCGCTTGACGTTTATTACCTTGGAACCTCCGCGATTTCCGGTGCTGCGACAGCGCTTCAACTCGGCCCGCTTTGCAAGCTTGGCGGCAAGTTAATCGCCATGGCGTCATGGACGCGCGATGGCGGATCGGGGATGGACGACGCGGCCGTGTTTATTACCTCCAAGGGTGAGGCCGTTATTTACAGCGGGACCGATCCGGCATCAGCGGACACCTGGCAAAAGCAGGGGACCTTCCGCATTCCGGAGCCGGTTGGCCGGCGCTGCAACGTCAAGACGGGCGCGGACGTTGGCCTCATCACTTCGCAGGGTGTGTTGCCTCTGTCGGTCATTCTGCCTCTCGCTGCATCTGGCGCGGCCAAGGCTGCGGCAACCGACAAGATCAGCGGCGCATTCTCAACAGCCTATGCTGGCGCGTCAGATGCGTTTGGCTGGCAGGTGATCGAGTATCCGAAAGAGCGATTGTTGATCGTCAATGTCCCGGTCACGG